GTGCGACATGCCGTCCCAAAAGGACTGGCAGGTTCGTCGTAAGCACTACATTGTAGCGCTTCTCCAATGGTACTTCTCTTTTGTGAGAAGCTTTGATCCAACGCTATCTGATACGCACCCCTTCTTGTGGGGGTTCAGAAACGAAGGATTTCGTAATTTCCGAGCGAAATAAGCCAAATGAGCACGTCGATCACCATTCTTGCGAATAATTGATCTAGTGACCACTGACCGTATTCGAACGGAATCTGCAAAGGGTCCTGCCCAAACGAAAGACTCCTTAATAAAGTATTCATCATACTCTACGAGGGGTCCGACTCCTGGGCATCTCCTACCGAATTGCAGGCGGCAGCGCCGTCGCACGTGTCTAGCAGCCGTTTCAAACTCATCTCTGAGGTTGAGACGTATACCAGCACGCACAAGGCGGTTGTGAAGGCGCACGTAATCAACAGGTCTAAGGCAGACATCTTCTTGATGACAGGGAGTAACCTCCTCACCATCAAAATAATGCTCACCGCAAGACTCGAAGAAACGAGAGCCCAAACCAAATGATTTATTGTGATTAACATTGAATCCGGCCCATGTTAGGATTTCCCTGACTTGTGCCTCGTCCGAATGTGCAACCACTAAATCATCGCCGTATACGAAAACATCATGAACACTGACCACCGAACATAACGCAAAGAAGATCAACGACTCTAATTCAAAAGTACAGGCATTACCCATACTTGAGAATTTCGACAAGTAAAATCTCCTTCCGCCATATTGTGTGGCCGGTGCTCGTACCGCCTCAAACACTTCATACCACTCACGTGGCAATAGGAGTTTGACTAGGTTGATGCAAAGCGTATCGCTAGCAGAGCTTAGATCTAGGGTAGAGAAACCCCATTCTTGAGCTAAACTAGCCAGACTCTGATTGATCGTCTGGTCATTCAGGTCAACGCCGAATGCTTGTAAACGTTCGCGCACATAACGGCCGATCCCTTGCTGAATATAACTATTCATCGTGGGTTCAGCCGCTATGGGTCGATGCGTTTTAGCATTCTTTGGTACCATCACCATACGGTTTGCCGACACAATCCGAAGATTGCGAAGGGGACCGACGAGCGATGCCAAATAGCGATCACCGGTTAGAACCCGGCAGGCTAAAGGTATCGCATCGAAGGTGATAGTAGGACGAAGGGATTTGTCGGCGTGGGTGCTACCTCGACGCAAGTCGAAAGTAGCACCTTTGCCGAACCGGCACAGCTCAGAAATGCGTCCAAGATTCACAGGGCCCAGTATGGTTTGGATTTTTCGCTGAACATCGGAAATGATGTTCGGCGCCACGGAGTATTTCCCCGTGACCGTTTCCATATAAAGGCGTCTGTTAGTTTTGAAGCATAACTCCTCGGATTTCCACCAAGTAGCCAATGCAGCTTTAGTCGGGTTTATGTCTTTTTGATTGTGCCCTTTCCACTTTCGTAGAAAGCGCACATAGACATAATCTCGCTTAAACTGATCAGCGGAGCTGTACTGCGTGGGGTCGATATCAAAGTTGACGTAAGCCAACCAAGAATCGAACTTCACGCTCGGAACGAGGGCTGTCTGCAACAATCGAATCACTTCGATCTCTACACTCTCAGAGTGCTGCAGTTTCTGCATATCGCTTTCTCCTTAGGAGTTAGGGATCTGTTAGCTGATGTAAACCAGCGACTCGACCAGGCTCAAGACTTGAGCCTCGGCCAAGAGGTTGGCTTGCATTTTGCGCAGATCCTTGCGGTTCTGCAGAGAAGCACGCTCGGGCATCACGAACTCCGTGAAGCTGCGGCAAACGTACGAAAGAGTTGGGGCTGGCGCGATGCCCGAGATGGTCGAATTCGACACATTCTCGAGAACCGGCTCGTGCAACCCAACCTTCACACGGTAGCTGCGGCCGTCGGAAGACGCTTTGCCATTCGGGGCTTCCGGCCGTTTCAGTTCGGCAGCGATCTTCCAAAAGCCAATAGCATTGGCTTGTGATTGATCCTCGAACCAGAAAATGCCGTTCTTGTCCCGACCGATCGGTACAAAGGTGTGATTCACTGGGGTTCCCAGTGCGTCCGCAAGGACGATGTTTGAGGCCATTAAGGTCTCTTTCATTGTTTTACCGGTCACCCGGTAAGTTGACACCAACCCCTCAGGGAATTGGTGGATACGTCTCAAATCAACGTTTGAACCTGAAAGTGATGTTCCTGCTATTATTAACCCTTTCGCGATAGCGATTGGATTCGTAGCCGCGAGGAACTTTCATATCAGATTCACCCGTTGATCCCAACATGTTGGCCAAAAGCGCAGCACCGTTGAGGAGACGAGACGATCCCAGATCAACCTGGAGAGTCGGTTTCTGGGGACTCGGGTACCAGCTAAGTTTCCTACGTTTAAATCTAAGCCCGCAATAGCTGGCTTGGTAAGACTCGTACCCGTAAGGGTATGAGACGTAGGGAACATATCTGAGCATCGAGCCAGAAAATGCCGCGAGATCTGAACGGTAACCCGTTTGGAAATCGAATCCGTATGCCATTGCTGTTTCCATGTTTCGGAGGTAACCTCCTATATCATAGAACCAGTCAGCGACAAACGAATATGGCACTAGTTCGTAAGCAATGCTGTAGGGATTAAGGCTAGACCACTTTCGTAAGTCCCAGTGGTTATCTTCGTTGACTACCATTGTCACACCGAGTGTCGTAGACATTTTAACGTCCGACGACAGTATCGATGTAGACCAGGTAGGCCCGAAGAACGACTGGACCATTACGCTAGTTGGTTTATAGCTCTTATCCACAACACGGGCGCGATACCTAGCCATCCTGTTTAATTGATGGCGAAGTAACTCATCGGCACCTTTGAAAGCAGTAGACATAAGGGGCTTAACCCCATACATATACTCCAATCTAAGAGTGGCGAGAGTGCGGATCACACCAAAACGTTTCTTCAAGAAAGTTTTGGTATAGTCATAGACCCTTTCCTGGGCATTAAGCATGCGCATTACCTGACGGCCCTGTGCCAGATCTACGGAGATATCCATACCTCCGCGGACTTGGTCATTGAGCTTGTCAAGCGTACGCGCATACAAATTGTCCCAGTTGAACTCCGGTAGCAAAACTACCGAAGAAGGGTTTGTAGACAAGTGATCACCAAAGCTATAAGCTGACGAACCATCACTCCACGATTGAAAATAGTTACCTTTGGCCGCAGTGATGTGGTCATGGTACATATCGTAGTCGTGGATGGCGGGCGGCGGTGGAAGCCTTGGACCGAAGTAACCATCCTGTGAGAACAAACTATGCTCCGAGGCCGACGGCGTCGTTGTGACTGTCCCATACCTGTCGGTATAGGTCCACTTCGATTTCACGGCCACGAAGTGAGTTTTTAAAGTTCCCACGGGACTCTCCTAGCTTACGGGGTTACGGTTTTGCCGTACAAGCAGCAACCTCTCACGAGGCGGCCACCCATACGTAGTACTGCTCTCACGAGCAGCGGACCAAGTTTATCCGATTCCCCTTCTGAACAAACCAGCGTGTAGAAAACACACAGGTTTGCCGTCTAGGAAGAAGGAGACAACGACTGCATATATAGATCAAGTTCACTTATTAACTTCGTGAACACGTTCTTGCAGTAGTGCCACTTGGGGCAGAGAAGCATTCCCATTTCCAGGAAATACCCATTTGCGGACAGACTCACGCCAAAGGCTATTACCCGTACTTTCGTACGTGTTTTCGCCGTCGGCATCCCACCACAAGGATGGGAGACGTGACAGACCGCTGGTGAGCGGCGGAAAGACGATTGACCAGGTATGGTACTGAAGATCGGACGCGCAATTAAGCACGTACGAATTCCAGACCGCCTCGGCCAGCAGTTTCTTCGCCGCTTTCACCTGCTGTTTTGACACGCGAGCATGGACGCCAGGACCAAACATATGGTCCAAGTACTCGGTAAGCTCCCCGCACAGTTTCCTGTGCAGGATGAACGCATTTGTTGATGCGTTCACGTACCAAGCTTTGCGTTTCCACGAGATAGTTCCCACGATAGGACTTGCAAACCTATCGGAGTTCTGAATCTCAATGATAACGCTGAGAGATACGACTTCTCCGGAATGCCTATTCGGCAAGACGGGGAAATGCTCATCTAAGTGCTTGAACTGATTCATATGTAGATCCTTAAAATGGAGATTTCCCAAGGATTTGGG